TGCATTCCAAGATGTAGGTGGTTGGTATATTGAGAACTCACTAACTACACTAGGTCAAAAAGACCCTGTGTCAGAAGAAAATACTAGACTATGGAATACTGGTGTTGAATCTGACAAAGAGATTGCTAGAAAGAGAAAAAGAAAACTATCTTACTTTGCAAACATACTAGTGGTTAGTGATCCTAAAAATCCTCAAAATGAGGGACAAGTAAAATTATTCAAATTCGGTAAAAAGATATTTGATAAGATTGCTGAGAAAATGAGTCCTGCATTTGATGATGAGAAGGCTATCAACCCATTTGATTTTTGGGAAGGTGCAAACTTTAAATTAAAAATCAGAAAAGTTGATGGATATTGGAATTATGACAAATCTGAGTTTGAAGCTGTAGCAAAAGTTGCTGATAGTGATGACGCTATCAAAACTATTTGGGAAAAACAGTATGCTCTAAAACCTTTCTTGGCACCTGATAATTTTAAAACCTATGATGAACTCAAAGAGAAACTGATTAGGGTTATTTCAGGTACTAGAAAAGCTGAAACGGTGGAAAATGTAGACCTCCCTCCTCAAACCAACGGTTCAGTTAAAAGTAAACCTGTAAGTGCTCCTTCGGCTAGCGATGATGATGACGATACGTTGTCTTATTTTAGTAAATTAGCTGAAGACGAGTAATCTCTCTCAAATTACATTTACTTTAAGGGGTGTCCAGCAATGGGCATCCCTTTTTTTATGTATAAATATATACAATGGCCAATATATTAGATAGAATTAACACTAGAGATGGTGGTATAGATAGATCAGCTGAATGGTATAGAAACACTGTTCGGAAACTAGGTACCAGAGTAACTGCAAACAAAATGATGCAAGATGGTATACTAACTAATAGACCAAACATTGGATTATTGAACTTATTTTATTATGACCCAAAGTATAAAAAGACTTTACCTTATTATGACATATATCCATTAGTATTACCTTTAGATGTTATACCTGGTGGGTTTGCTGGAATAAACTTTCATTATCTAGCACCATTACAACGATTTAGATTATTAGAAAGATTAGAAAGTTTTAAAAATAAAAGACGTATTGATAACAAAACACTATTGAACGTAAATTTAAGTAGAGTGAAGAATATACCAGAGGTCAAACCAATAATAAAAAAGTATCTGTTTAACCACGTTAGGTCAAGGTTCTTAAAAGTAGATTTAACACAAGCGGCATATGCAATATATCTACCTGTACAAAGGTTTCAAAAAGCATCTGCACAAAGTGTTTATAGACAAACCAGAGAGGCAATGGAGTAATGGCAATATTAAGAGGTGGTAAAAGAATTGGTGGTTTTGATATTAGAATAGGTTTACCTAGAGATAGAAGCTTAGATAATGTCAATAACGATGCACGATTTAAACAACGAGCTGGTGGTAATCCTGAAACTACAATGGGTAGATTTCAAGCTATGGTTAATGAGAGTGAGGGATTTGCACGTAAGGCAAGATACTATGTTGAGTTTTACTTACCAAAAAGTATTCCAATAACAGGTGTAAATGCTGGTGATGAGAACAATGAAGTAAGTGGTACATCTGTAGAACAACAAATGGCATTCAAACAACAAGGCGAGATGAATGCTGTACAAATGGCTAATGCTAGACGAGTACAAGCATTTTGTAATTCTATATCTATGCCAGAGAAAGAAATTCAGACCAAAGAAATCAAACACAATGGTCCTCCAAGAAGATTTGCATATGACTACAAGGCAACAAGTATAGATGCCACGTTTTATGCAGATAAGTTTATGAGAGAACGTAGTTATTTTGAGATGTGGCAGAATGCTGCATACAGTAATACTACACATAACTTTAATTTCTATGACAATTATGTATCTGATATGAATATATTTCAGTTAGGTAGTTTTGAGAGTAGAAACGAAAGAGATGATGTAACCTATGGAGTTAAATTGTTTGATTGTTTTCCTAAAATTGTTAGTAAAGTAGATTATGCTCATACGGCAAACGAGATACAAACTTTTAGTGTATCGTTTGAATATAGAAATTGGGTTAATTACTTTATTGATAAAGCAGGACAAGTAGAATTAGGAACACCAAACTTTAGAGATGTAACAGTGAAAAGTGGTGGTGGTCCTTTTGGTGGTTTACTCGGTAAACTACCACCAGAGTTAAGAAGAGCTGGAACAGAAGTGTTACAAGGTATCAAACGAAGATTACCTATTGGTGGCATTACTGGTGGAAGAGTATTTCCACCATTCCCTAACTTCCCACCTCTAAATATATAATAAGGAGTTATAATGACATTACCAAAAGTGGATGTGCCAACTTATGAATTGACATTACCTTCTGAAGATAAAAAAGTTAAGTTTAGACCTTTTTTAGTCAAAGAAGAAAAAATTTTATTTGTTGCAATGGAATCCAAAAACAATGCAGAGATGGTCAATGCAGTAAAAGAGATCATAAACGCTTGTACATTTAACACATTGAACGTAGACAGTTTACCTTTATTTGATATAGAATATTTGTTTTTAAATATTCGTGCCAAATCTGTGGGTGAAGTTGCTGATTTCAAGGTTATTTGTCCAGATGACAATAAAACATATGCAGATGTAAAAGTTGACTTATCTAAAGTAGAAGTGCATGTGGAAGAAAACCACACAAATAAAATTGTGGTAGACGAAAGTAGAAAACTAGGTATGGTGTTGAGATATCCAACGCTTAAGAATTACACAGTAGGGAAAGACATTAACACAAATGATGTAGATAACGTATTTACAGTGTTGATAGATTGTGTGGACCATATATTTGAAGGCGATAAGATATACCCAGCAAAAGATACTACACCAGAAGAAATCAAAGAATTTGTTGAAACTATGACACAGGATAGTTTTGTAAAAATAAAGAAATTTTTTGATACAATGCCAAAATTAAAACAAGTGATAGAGGTAGAACATCCTAACACAAAGGTAAAGCGTACAGTGCCCCTGCAAGGGTTACAAGATTTTTTCGGGTAAGCCTCTCACACAATTCCCTAGAGGCCATATTTGAAACCAATTTTGCCCTTGTGCAACATCATAAATATAGTTTAAGCGAGCTTGAGAATATGATACCTTGGGAAAGGGACATATATGTCAATATGTTAATAAATTATATAAAAGAAGAAAACGAAAAGAGAAGGAACGCTAATAAATGATACAAAGAATTAAAAACTTATTCGGATCAGGTTGGTCTGGTATAAAATATGGTATAAAACAATTATGGCACTTTATTGAGGTAGAGATACCTGAATTGATGTCAAACTGGAGATTAGTACCACGTCTATTAATGGTCGCTTATGCTTGGGCATTTTTAGATGTAATCAATTGGTTTATGATGTTAGAGAATCCTAACAACGCACAAGCAGGGTTAGTGTCAGTAGTAGTTGGCGCAGGCGCTGGTTGGTTTGCAATATATGTTAATGGTAAACCATCAAAAGTTAAAAACAAAGATTAATAAATGGCTAAGGTTTCAGATTTAGATAAAGATTTAGAAGTTACGGTACAACCGGAACAGGTTAATGCTAAGAACGTAATGGATGAAGAACAGAAAAAAGAGTTTTTTAAAACATTCCGTGATGCATTAAATGCTAAAATATCTGATTTAGATTTAGGTAAATATTTTACAAGTATAGGCACATCTATAACTGCTGCAGCTGAGAAGACAGTATCTACATCAATGTTATCTGCTATACCTAATATTACAAATGAGTTACAAGAAATATCTGAAACCTTTGCTAAAGGTTCTGACAAGAATTACGAAAATGCACTTGACAGATTACAAAAAATAGTAGATAAGACTGGTATAAATCTATTTCAATTTAGTCAACGACTAGGTAATAATTTTGATAGATTAAGAAAAGCATTTGAGGCAAGAAAAGAAAACATATTAGCTGTTAACAAAGAACGAGAAATATTAAGAGAAAAAGGTATACAAACCAAAGTTGTTGAAAATCAACAAAAGAAAGAATTAGAAATCAGAGTATTGACTAATAGACAATACAAAGAAGAAGTTAAAAAGCTTGAGAGAGATGAGAAATTACAACGAGATGTAGAGAAACAGTTTATAAAAGATAGAGAAAAACTATTAAGAGAAGAAAAACTGACAAAGAGACAGTCAGAAAGTATCATCTCTAAACAAGAGAAGATAACAGAAAGCAAAGAGCTTTTAGAAGAAAGACGACAAGATTTAACAGGTCAACAAGGCGAGAGTGATGAACGTGGTGGAATTCTTCAAGGCGCAGGTAGATTTTTAAGAGGTGAATCTGGACCAGAGATATTAAGACCAATCACTGCAACGTTTGGACAAACATTGATGGCGCCAATGGAAGCATTCAATCAATTAAAAGATCAAACTATGATGTTGGGTAGATCATTTGCAGGGTTATTCAAACCATTAGGAAGTTTGACAAAGATATTTGCATTTATGAGTAGAACATTATTACCTATCATTATAGCATTTATAGGTATCACTGCTGCTATTGTAGGTGTTATTGCTTTGTTTAAGAAGTTAAAATCAATATGGCCATTTAGTCTTATAGGTGGAGGAGATGAAACACCAAAAGAGAAGGCAGAGAAGTTAGCAGAAGCAGAAAAATTTACTAATTCAGAAATGCCTATGGACGCATTTGATGATGGTAATGCACCAACAATCAGTTCAGAGTTTCAAAAGAACGAAAGAATAAAGAACCAAGATGGTGACGCTACAATTAGAAACTCAGAAAACTATGATTTTATAAAAGGTGAATATAAACCAGGATTTAAACCTATCAGTTCTACAATGGATTTACAACCACAAAATCTAAAATATATGGTACCTGAAGGTGATGCACAAAAGTCTATGGAAACAATACTTACAAACATAGCACCTAACAATGTAATCAATTCAAGTAAATCAGAAACAATGGTGGCTAATTCACCACACAATAACGATAGAACATTTAATATATTAAATGGTGGTTTAGAAGTTTAAAAAGTAACACCTAAATCTTTCTCTGTCATAATCTTAAATTTCATATTATTAT